TATGAAAAAAGGGATTTTACTATAGCAGCTATGCATCTTCGTGATTATTATGATGTAGTTATTTATGTATCACCACATGGAGTTAGTATGGAAGATAATGGGGTTCGTGAAACTGATTTAGAATATCGTATGAAAATTGATCAGATTATTAAATTATCATTAGCTGAATTTTCACCTAAACGTTTAATTGAAGTTGAAGGTGCTACTGACAAGAGAATTGCAACGATTTTACAGAATCTGTAATATTTATTGTAAATAACCCCACAATGACAGAATTTAATTATAGTAAGTATGTTGCTGATATGGCTCAAAGAAAAGGCCCTATGCATGAAACTTATAACAACACACATGAAGATCTAGCTGAAGCTATTAAAGATACAGATGTTAAAGTAAGTGATGACGAGTTTGATTCGGCTGAATTTAATAAAGAACCATCTAAAAAAGATATTAAAGATGCTGAAAAAGAATTTAATTTAGAAGTTCCTAAAACGGACGCTAGTGCAGATTCTGCTTTTGAAAAGGCTAAGCAAGTAATTAAAATTAAAGTTGATAAATTACTAGCACAACCTAAAGGTAAAAGAACAATGTCACTAGATATGGCTGCTTTAAAACAATTTATTCAAAAACCTGAAGTTAAAAAAGCATTTAAATCACGTGGTTTAGATGTAATGGATTTCGTAAAAGATGTAATAGCTTAATATGGCAAAGAGAATTAACTTAATAACTGAAACAAGTATTAAAGATTCTCTGAGTGAAGTAGATACTTATTATATTGATGATAGTACATTTAAAAGAATGGATGGTTTAGTTCCTCAATCTGCTTTACAAGCATTAGTTAATGCTATTTAAACTATTATTAGAAGTTTAAAAGAAGAAGGTTTTGAAGATGATGAAATATTTGATTACGTTTTAGCAAATATAAAAATGTTAGATAGATAAAATATTAAGCACACCTCGCAGTCTGCTAGCCCGACCCCGTAAGGTCAGGCTTTTTTATTTCGTGTATATTTATATATATAAAACCTGTTATGGTTGAACAAAATATAAAAGACATAATTAAACAAGAGTTCGTTAGGTGTGCTCAAGACCCTGTTTATTTTATGAAAAAATATTATTGGATTCAACACCCACAAAGAGGTAGAATTCAATTCGGGTTATACCCATTCCAAGAAAAAGTATTAAATCTATTTAAAAATAATTTATATTGTATTACTAATAAATCAAGACAATTAGGCATATCTACTTTAGTATCAGCTTATTCATTATGGTTGATGTTATTTAATAAAGATAAAAACATACTTGTAATTGCTACTAAGCAGGAAACTGCTAAAAATATGGTTACTAAAGTTCGTTTTGCCTATGATAACCTCCCTTCGTGGCTTAGAATTAAAGCAACCGAAGATAATAAATTATCACTTCGATTATCAAACGGGTCTCAAATTAAAGCTATTTCTGCTGCAGGGGATGCAGGTCGTTCTGAAGCCGTATCTTTACTTATAATAGATGAGGCCGCATTTATTGAAAATATTGAAGATATATTCGCTTCTGCTCAACAAACCCTAGCTACGGGTGGTGGATGTATAGCTATATCTACCCCTTGTGGTACTGGTAACTGGTTTCATAAAACATGGACTAAAGCACAATCAGGTGAAAATAAATTTGTGCCTATTAAATTACCTTGGACAATTCACCCTGAAAGAACACAAGTATGGAGAGATGAACAAGATGAATTATTAGGACCTAGAAATGCAGCACAAGAGTGTGATTGCGACTTTACAACCTCAGGTGATACTGTAATTGAACCTTCAATTTTAAACTTTTACATAGAATCCTTTATAAAAGAACCTATGGATAAAAGAGGCATTGATGGTTCACTTTGGATTTGGGAAATACCTGATTATTCTAGGCAATATGCTGTAATAGCTGACGTAGCTAGAGGTGATGGTAAAGACTTTTCAACATTTCATATTTTAGATGTAGAAGAAGCAAAACAAGTAGGTGAGTTTAAACAACAAGTATCAACTCGTGACTTTGGCAATTTACTTGTTGCCATAGCTACAGAATATAACGATGCTTTACTTGTAATTGAAAACGCTAACGTAGGTTGGGCTGTAATTCAACAAGTAATAGGTAGAGGATATAAAAATTTATATTATTCTCCCAAAATGGATATTGGAATGGGTAATGTTGAACAATACCTTACTAAATTTGAAAATAGTCAGGGTATGGTTCCTGGATTTACTACATCAACAAAAACAAGACCACTTGTTATCTCAAAGATGGTGTCATATATCCACGAGAAGGCATGTGTTATACAATCTAAACGCACACTTGAGGAATTAAGAACGTTTATTTGGAAAAATGGTAAAGCACAAGCATTAGATGGGTATAATGATGATTTAGTGATGGCTTGGGGTATTGGAATGTTTTTAAGAGACACAGCTTTGACATTTAAACAACAAGGGTTAGATATGGCTCGTGCCTCTATTAATAATATTTACAGAACAGGTAATAATACTGCTCCAGTTTATGTTCCTAATGGTAAAAATTACATACCTAATCCATATCAAATAGACTTACCTCACGATCAAAAAGAAAATATAAATTGGTTGTTAGGTTAATAAATATTTATATAATATAACAAATAAGATATGGCTGAAACACTTTTAAATAGACTTAAAAAGCTTTTTTCAACGGATGTTGTGATAAGAAACGTAGGAGGAGAACAACTTAAAATAATGGATACAGATCGTATCCAAAGCTTAGGAGTTCTACAAACAAATTCATTGTACGATCGCTACGCTCGTTTGTATACTACATCAGGTGGTTGGAATTACAACCTTGCTCAACAACTTAATTATCCTACTACACGTATTCAGCTATATACTGACTATGAGGCAATGGATACAGATGCTATTTGCGCCTCTGCACTTGATATTGTAGCTGATGAATGTACATTACGCAATGAGCAAGGTGAAGTATTACAAATTAGAAGTAGTGACGAAACAATTCAAAAAATATTATATAACTTATTTTATGATATATTGAATATTGAATTCAATTTATGGTCATGGACAAGAAATATGTGTAAGTATGGTGATTTCTATCTTAAGTTAGAAATTAGTGAAAAATTTGGTGTATATAGTGTAATACCATTCTCAGCTTATAATATTTTAAGAGAAGAAGGCTATGATTTAAAGAAGCCTCAACAAGTTCGTTTTAAATACGATCCAACTACTCAAGCAACATCACCATTAGGATATGTTTTATCAGCTCCATTAATGGATAAAGGTGTTATATTTGATAACTACGAAATGGCTCACTTTAGATTATTAAGTGATTTTAACTACTTACCTTATGGTAGAAGTTATTTAGAACCAGGACGTAAATTATATAAGCAATTAGTGTTAATGGAAGATGCGATGTTAATCCATCGTATTGTTCGTGCCCCAGAAAAAAGAGTATTCTATGTTAATATAGGTAACATACCACCAAATGAGGTAGAAGGTTACATGCAGAAAATGATTAACAAGATGAAAAAAACTCCAGTTGTTGACCCTCAAACTGGTCAGTACAACTTGAGATATAACATGCAGAATGTACTTGAGGATTTCTATATCCCCGTTCGTGGTGGTGACCAAACAACAAAAATAGATACTACAAAGGGTCTAGAATATGCTGCTATTGAAGACGTAACATACCTACGTGATAAACTTTTCTCCGCTTTAAAAATTCCTAAAGCATATTTAGGATACGAAGGTGAATTGAGTGGTAAAGCCACATTAGCTGCTGAAGATATTCGTTTTGCTCGTACAATTGAGCGCATCCAAAAGATATTAATTAGTGAGTTAACTAAAATTGCGTTGATTCACTTATATGCTCAAGGATATAATAATGAACAATTAACAAACTTTGAATTATCATTAACAACTCCATCAATTATATACGATCAAGAGCGTATTGAATTATTAAAATCAAAAATTGAACTTGCTGGTTCAATTATGGAAAATAATTTAATGCCTACTGATTGGATTTATCATAATATTTTACATTTATCAGAAGATCAAGTAGGTGAAATTAGAGATTTACTTGCTGAAGATAAAAAACGTGAATTTAGATACGAACAAATTAAAGCCGAAGGTAATGACCCTGAACAATCAGGTCAAGCATATGGTACACCTCACCAACTAGCATCATTGTATGGTAAAGGTAGACAAACAACCAGAACAGATGTACCTAAAGGATATAGCGAAATCGATTCTGATTATCCAGAACAAGCAGTACCCGGCAGACCTGAAAAAGATGTTGATCATTATGGTCAAGATAGTAATTTTGGGCGTGATAGATTAGGTATACAAGATCTTAAGGGTAAAGGTAAAGACGGTGATGGAATGGATGTCTATAACGCCAAAACACGTACGAATGTTAATACAAGTATGAAACTTGAAACATTAAACACCCAAGCTATTTACTTACAGAATAAGTCTATGTTTGATAATTTAAAAGGTGCACGAAAAATTAACTTATTTGAACAGAGTAATTTGTTAGATGAGGATAATATTCGTGAAGAAATTAAATAAATCAAATATTTATAATTAGTAGTATTCTACATTATGAAGGTTAAACATAGCAAATTTAAAAATACTGGCATATTATTTGAGCTACTAGTACGTCAAATTACTGCTGATTCAATGGCTAGTCAGAATTCTAAAGCATTAGGATTAATTAAAAAATTCTTCATGAATTCTGAAATGGCTAAAGAAAATAAACTTTATCAATCTTTAATTAATTCTGAACAATTAAATGAGCAAAAAGCTAATGTTGTTATATCAACAATATTAGAATTGTCATCAAAAATTAATAAAACTAAATTAAATAGAGAAAAATTCAATTTAATTAAAGAAATTAAATCATCTTATGATTTTCAAGATTTCTTTAAAGCTAAAATTAATAATTACAAGACATTAGCTTCAATTTACGTGTTATTTGAATCTTATACTGATAAGAAATTCAAAAATCCTGAAACTATTATCTTAAGTAAGGTTAATATTTTAGATCATTTAACTAAAAGTAATTCTGCTGCTAATTTATCACCTATTGTTGAAGAATTTTTACAACAAGATAAAGCTAGCCGCGTGTTAGTTCAAAAAGTAATGCTTGAAAAATTTAATAAAAAATTCGCTAAACTAACTGACGAACAGAAAGAAGTATTACGCGAATATATTCAAAGCGTTTCTGATTCAACTAAATTAAAGAAATTCTTAGATGAGAAATTCAAACAAGTTAGATTAGATTTACTTGAATTACAAAAATCAATTGACGAACCAGTAACTAAAATTAAGGTTCAAGAAGTTATAATACTAATTAATCCACTCTTAGAATCTAAGAAGATTAAAGATGAACAAGTTTCAGCTTTACTTCAGTACCAAGAATTAGTAAACGAACTTAAAAGAGCTCATAATGCCTAAGATTAAATTAGTTAAGAAAAAAACAAATGAGATGTCCGGAACCGGTGGTTCCGCATCTGCTACTCCGGGCACCGGAGCTCAATATGCTACTAGAAAAGCAGGAGCGAAAGTTGCTGCTGATTACAACAAAACATTTGGAACACACTTTGCTCCATTTATTCCTAATCGCCCTTCAAAAGCTATTACTTATAAGGAATTATGGGAAGCAGGTGAATATGAATCATTAGCTGGTATCTTAAAACAATTAGGTGCTGAAGCTGATTCTATTAAAGTGCTTTTAAAAGCAGTTGAAATGGGAGCTTTAAAACCCTCTGATGCTGTTATTATTACCAAAAAGGCACTTGGTTTAAAAGAAGAAATACAAGAAGGATTAGGTAATGAAGATGGTTTAGATAATGCTGCTCGTCGTGCTGAAGAATTAATTAAATTAAAGAACAAAGACAATCCTCTTATTAGAGAAGCTAGATATAGTGAATTTAAGAAAATGACTCAAGTAAGAACTCCTGGTGAACAATTACATAGAGCAATAAGAGAAATTAGACGCAAAATTGACGAAATTAATAAGCTGGTTAGCTATACTGAAAAAATGAAGACTGAAATGAAGTCTGATGTTAGTGAAGTTAATTATTTAAAAAGAACTAAAGAAGCATTAGCTAAAATTTCAGCTCGCATTCAAGAAACAAACAATAAAATTAAACGTTTAGTTCAATAATGGCAAAGGTAAAATCAGCAGGCAACAGCCAAAAACAACATTTGGTAAACATAAAAAATAACACAACTAAACGAATTTAAAAGAATGCAATTATCACATGCAGCAATGTTTGTGGAAGAAAGAATTAAAAAATTAGGATATTAATTATGGTAAAAACAACAAGTAAAGGAAATAGTCGTAAAATTATCTTTGGAACTCGCAAAAGAGGTAAGGCAAGAAAATCATATAATAAACATGACCATACTGGACGCAATCCAAGAAAAAAACAACATCATAGTTTATTTGATTAAATATATTAAATATTTATGTATATGACAACCAAAGAATTATATATCAAACACAAATCTGGTGAAATTAGTAACCAGAAATTCTTATACGAAGTAAGACGTGACTCAAACTTGCCTTGGATTACTAATATGACTTCATACGAAGACGCAGTTAAAATCCTTAAAAATAAAGGCATTATTAATGAAGCCGATGCTAAAAAATACGGCGATGTTGAAGTAATATCTAAGACTATTGATATGGTTAATCCGTATGAATATTCAAAAGGTATGAACTATGAATTAGACATGGCTAATAATCCTATTAGACAAGATTTAACACAAGATAAAGTATTAGCAGCTCAAAAGATAGTATTAAAAAATCTTACTAAAGATTCTAATTATTATACTAAATTATACGCTGGTTTAAAACCAACTACTGACACTAAAGGATATAAAGAAATTGAAATCGCAGGAAAGAATTTAGAAAAAGGCATTAAAGCTGATATGGCTGGTAGAAAAGCAGATGGTTATATCAAGAAAGAATTAAAAAAAGACGCTAAAGCAAACGTTAAAGATAATTTAGGCGATTCAGAAAAAGCACCCAAAAAACCAAAAGGTGTTAAAGTAATGCCTGACAAAGGTGTTGAAGGTAAAGAAAAAGTTGTTAAAGAAAGTTTAGAAGAGAAGAAAATGGAAGAAAAAGACTATGGTATGAAAGAAACTAAAGGTGAACCTCAAATTACTATTCCAGCTAATGATGCTGATGGTGAAACAGCGGAATACTTTCGTAACAAGTGGAGATTACCAACAATAGAGGAATTTGAAAAAATATTATATCCTAATAAGGATAAAATACCTAATTTGAAAAAAAATTCTGATTATTGGAGTAGTTCTGAGTACGACCACGGCGGCGCGTGGTTCTTCAACTTCTACACTGGTCAAGCC